ACGTAGGGGCGAGGCATGCGGACCGGTGACATAGACTGGAAATTTCCGGTTCTCGGGTTCACGCCGGATGGGGATATCTGGGGGTTCCCCGACCAGGAGGCGTTGACGGTCTGCGGGCCGAAAACGCTGAAGGACAACATGCAGGCCGATATGGAACTGGTGGATGCGGCAGGGCTGAGCTGGCGCGTGCTGTCGGTGCGTCGGACCGGGGCGGCGGACACGTTTCTCCGACGCCTGATGTTTCTTGGCCAGCGGCTTTGGCGGATCGAGCAAGAGCTGGAGGTGCTGCCGGCGGTCGGGTTGCCCGAGACGCTGGAACGAGTCTGCAAGGGCATGGATGCGTACCCCGGCTACTGGTGTGTTGACGAGGAGGACAGCGACGAACTGCGGGCGCTGCAATCCAAGGTGCGTGCGGTCACCTCATTTGCGGGCGTCCATGAGGTGCTGGGGCTGGACTGGTTCGCGGGGTATTGAGTGCGCGGTATCCAGAAGAATGTTCATGTTTTGTCTTGACATTGCCGCGCAAATTCGGTAGGGTTTTGTCAGCGTCAGGGAGTGTGCCTTCGGCCCCCGCGCCTTCGCGATCAGAGGCCGCGCCACCTGCGCATTCGTCTTATCCCCGCGCTGCCAGCCAGCGTGGCGGATCTGAAGGCTCATTTTGGCCCAGAACCCAGGTCTCCCGACCGGCGGACGCCAAACACCCGAAGACCTTAGAAAACCCCTTGCGTTCCCGTTAAGTTCTGTTTTCATGGACTCAGCAGCGGGGGCGGGAGCGACATGGCAAAGACCTCGGCGACGGTGTTCGCCTATCCGATCCTCGGCATCACCCCGGACAGCGACCTGTGGGCGTTTCGCGACAAGGATGAGTTGACCACCTGCGGGAAACTCACGCTGGCCGATGACATGCAGCGCGACATGGAGCTGAACGACGCCGACGGACAGAGCTGGCGGGTCACGTCGATCGTGCGAACCGGCGGCGTCGGGTTGTCGCTGGGACTCAGTTGTTTTCTGGCGGGGGTGTCGCGAATTGAACACGAACTTGAGGCGCGACCTGTTCAGAGTATCGCAGAGGTAAAGCGCCGGGTGAAGGCCTGCATGGAAGCGCGACCGGACGACTGGATCTGGCCGGATGTCGACCTGCCGACCCGGTTGGCGGAGGTGGAGGGCGTGGTGTCCATTGCCGGGATCCACGAGGTGCTGGGGCTGGATCACTTCCGGGCCTATTGAGCGCGGTTGCAGGTATTTTCCACCGCCGATAGGTAAGGAAAGACGACGTGCGCTGAGCATTCCTGGCTCAATTTTTGCCCAGGCAATGAACGCGGGTGAACGTTGCCCTAAATCACGTCATCCTGGACGGACGCCCGTGACAGCGGGCGGGAGATCCGGGACCCAGGGCCCAGCGCACCGCCCTGGGTCCCGGCGCTTCGGCCTGCTGGCGCAGGCCTGCGGCCGGGATGACGGGGACTTTTTGCACTCTGGCTAACCCGCGTTTGCTGCCAATTTATGTTCACGTTTTGTTTTGACACCGCCGCGCAAATTCGGTAGGGTTTTCTCAGCGTCAGGGGTTGCGCCTTCGGTGGCTTCGCGGTTGCGGGGCGGAGACCGGGGCGGGGGTGCGGTGCGCGCCCATTTCCAGATTTCTCCAGACTTTCCAGATGTTTCGGGGCGGCTCGTTTTGCGGGCCGCTGTTTCAACCGCCGGGCTCGCGTCAGGCGGGCCCTTTGTCATGGGGTTTTGCCTTGTCCGACGACGATATCCTTGAGGAGGCCCGTGCGGCGTTTGAGCTGGCGGCGGATGCGGAAGCGGAGAACCGGCGTGACGCGCTGGATGACCTGCGGTTCGCCCGGCTGGGGGAACAGTGGCCGGAGGCGGTGCGGCGCGCGCGGGAGCTGGAGGGCCGGGTGTGCCTGACCATCAACCGGCTGCCGGCGTTTATCCGCCAGGTCGTGAACGATGCGCGCCAGAACAAGCCGGCGATTGCGGTGCATCCGGTGGATGGCGGGTCTGATCCGGAGACTGCCGAGGTGTTCAACGGCCTGATCCGCCACATCGAGCAGTCGAGTGACGCGGAGGTGGCCTACGACACCGCGCTGGATTTCGCGGTGACCTGCGGAGTCGGATATTTCCGGATCAACACCCGCTATTCAGCCGATGACGGCTTTGAGCAGGACATTGCCATCGAGCGGGTGGCCAATCCGTTCGGGGTGTACGGCGATCCGGAGTCGACGGCGGCCGATAGCGGCGACTGGAACACGGCTTTCGTGGTCGACAGCCTGCCCCGGGCAGTCTTCGAGAACCGGTGGACGGGCGCGGACGCGGTGGACTGGTCCGGCGATGATCCGGGTCTGGCCCCGGGCGTGGGGTCCAGCGGTGAACGGGTGGCGGTGGCCGAATACTGGCGTCGTGAGCGGGTGACGCGGACCATCCTGGCGCTGTCTGACGGGCAGGTGGTCGAGGAGGCGGTCTATCGGGCGCAGAAGGCGATGTTCGACGCGCTGGGGGTCAAGGTGGTCGGGCGGCCCCGGCAGGCGGCCAGCCACAGGGTGACGCAGAGGGTCCTGAGCGGGGCGCAGGTGCTGGAGACCGTGGACTGGGCAGGGCGGTTCATTCCCATCGTACCGGTCTATGGCGAGGAACTGGTGATCGACGGTCGGCGTCGGCTGCGCAGCCTGGTGCGCGACGCCAAGGATCCGCAGCGAATGTTCAACTACTGGCGCACCACGTCGACCGAGCTGGTGGCGCTGGCCCCCAAGGCACCGTTTATCGGGCGCGCGGGGGCATTCGAGACCGACAGCGCCAAGTGGGCCACGGCCAATACGCAGAGCCACGCCTATATCGAATACGACGGCCCGGAACCGCCGATGCGGCAGGGGTTTGCGGGCGTGCCGGCGGGCGCTCTGCAGGAGGCGATGAATGCCTCGGACGACATGAAGTCGATCATGGGGCTGCATGATGCCAGCCTGGGCGCGCGGTCGAACGAGACCTCGGGCCGGGCGATCATGGCCCGGCAGCGGGAGGGGGATGTGTCGACGTTTCACTACATCGACAACCTGAGCCGGGCGATCCGCCATGCGGGGAGGATTCTGATCGACCTGATCCCCAAGGTGTACGGCACATCGCGGGTGGTGCGGGTGCTGGGACCGGACGGGTCGGCGAAGGCGGTGGGTGTCGGGCCGACGGGCGGGCAGGGTGCTGATCCGGCGGGGCCGCTGCGCAAGGTGGAGAAGATCTATGACCTGGCGGCGGGCAAGTATGACCTGACGGTGCGGGCGGGCCCCAGCTTTACCAGTCGTCGCGAGGAGGCGGCGACGCAGATGATCGAGCTGATCCGGGCCTATCCGGCGTCAGCCCCGGTGATCGGCGACCTGCTGGCGCGCAACCTGGACTGGCCAGGCGCTGACGAGATTGCCGGGCGGCTGGCGGGGCTGGTGCCACCGCAGGCCAGGGGCGTGGCGCCAGAGGTCGAGGCGGCGAAGGCGCAGATGGGCCAGTTGGCACAGGCGCTGGCGGCGGCGAAGGCCGAGATCGGTGCGCTGAAGCAAGACCGGGCGCATGAGGCGCGCAAGCTGGAAATCGAGGCGTTCGAGGCCGAGACCAAACGGATGCGGGCGGGCGTCGCTCGTCAGGCACCGCCGCCACCACAAACGTTCTGACAGCCCGATCGGGCAACCCATACAGCAGGAGATTTCATGGACCACGACGACGCCATTGCGGCGGGCGAGGGCGACCTCGTGCGCGAAGACGACCGTATGCCTGAGGCGGCCGGGGAGGCACCAGAGACTTTTGAGATCGAACTGGACGGTGAGGTTCATACCCTGCCGGCAGCCCTCAAGGGCGCGGTGCTCAGGCAGGCCGACTATACCCGCAAGACCCAGGAACTGGCCGAGCATCGGCGCACGCTGGAGGCTGATCGCCAGTCGCTGGACGAACTGAGCCGTGTGCATGAGGGTGCCAGCCGCGATCGCCTGCGGCTGGCGGCGCTGGACCACCAGATCGAAGACTTCGAGGGCGTGGACTGGGACGCCTATGCGGCGGAGGATCCGGACGGGGCGAGGTCGAACTGGGATCTGTACCAGCGCCTGGGTCAGACCCGAGAACAGCTGGCCTATGCTGTGAACCACCATGAGGAGCGGGGCGCTCTGCAGGCCGCGCGGAAGGCCGCCGAGACAATGGCGCAGACCGGCCGCACGCTGGCCCAGGAGATCGACGGCTGGTCGCCCGAAGTGGCGGGCAAGCTGGTGGACTATGCCCAGGCGTTTGGCGTGACCATGGAGGAGCTACGCGAGATGGCAGACCCCAGGCTGTGGAAGCTGTTGCACAAGGCCTGGCGGGCCGATCAGGCCAGCGAGGCCGGGGCGCGCGAGAGCGTGCAGGCGGTGCGGCCGGCGGTGTCGGTCAGCGGCGGCGGCGCGGGCGGCGGCGGCATGCGCGACGAGTTGGGCACCCGCGAGTGGATGCGCCGACGCAACGAACAGATGGCGCGGTCGCGCTGACCTCGATCACCAGAGCTGATTGTCTCCCGCGTCCAGAGCCGGAGCGCTCTTCGCCGGAGGATGCGGTTGGCCCATCCACCCACTTTGCCGCCGCCTGACCGGCTGCGACCGAGCACGCGCGAACTCTCGCGCCTCGGACGCTTTTGTGCGGCTCAAACCCAAATTCACAAAAGGACGTTCCATGCCGAATACCATTTTGACGGCCACCGCAGTGACGCGGGAGGCGCTGCGCGTGCTGCACCAGAAGCTCAACTTCGTGGGCACGATAACGCGCGACTACGATGAAAGCTTTGCCCGGCAAGGGGCGAAGATCGGCGATACGCTGAAGATCCGCCTGCCCAACCAGTACACGGTGCGGACGGGCTCGACGCTGAGCGCCCAGGATACCACCGAAAGCTCGGTGGACCTGAGGGTGCAGACACAGAAGGGCGTCGATCTGAATTTCACCTCGGCCGACCTGACCATGGCGCTGGACGATTTTTCAGAGCGTATCCTGGAGCCCGCGATGAGCGTGCTGGCCGCCAATATCGAGGCGGACGCCATGAGCATGTACAAGGACGTCTATAATCAGGTGCTGGGCGCGGGTGCGGCTACGTTCATGCGGGTGCTGCAGGGTCGCAAGATCCTGGTGGACAATCTGGCCCCGCTGAACGGGCGGACCTGCAACCTGAACACCCAGGACAATGTCGACCTGGTGGATGCCCTGAAGGGTCTGTTCAACGACAAGACCACGATCAGCAAGCAGAACCGCGAGGGCTATATGGGGCGGACCGCAGGGTTCGACTTCATGGAAAATACCCTGTGGCCGGCGCATGTACGGGGTCCGTCGAACGGCGCCTTCATCGTCAATGGTGCCGGTCAGACGGGCGGGGCGTTGACCGTGTCGACCGGGGCCGGGGTGCCGGTGGCGGGCGATATCATCCAGATCGCCGGGGTGTTCCGGGTACATCCGGAGACCAAGCAGTCGACCGGGTTGTTGCAGCAGTTCGTGGTGGGCACCGGGGCGACCCTGACCTCGTTCCCGATCTCGCCGGCGATTGTGACCACGGGCGCGTTGCAGAACGTGTCGGGCTCGCCCGCTAACGCGGCGGTCGTGACGATCGCGGGCACGTTGAACGTCCCGCACGGGATATCCATGGCCTACCAGAAGGGGGCGTTCGCGTTCGCCACGGCGGACATGGCAATGCCCAACGGCGTGGATTTCGCGTCGCGTGAGGTGTTTGACGGGGTCTCGATGCGGATCGTGCGGCAGTACGACATCAACTCGGACAAGTTCCCGTGCCGGTTGGACGTGCTGTACGGATTCAAGACCATAAGGCCGCAGCTGGCCTGCCGCCTGGCGAACAACTAGCCACAGTATCGGTCGGCTTACCGGGCGGATCTGCGAGGTCCGCCCGGGCTCTTTCATCACATTTCGAAACGAGGCGGGTCCATGGCGATCACGACCTATGCCGAGCTGCAGGCAGCGGCGGCGAACTGGCTGGTGCGGGGGGACCTGACCCCTCGGATTCCGGAATTCATTCAACTGGCGGAGGCCCGGTTGAACCGGGTGATGCGGACCCGGCTGGCCGAGGTGGAGGTTTCGCTGTCGGCGGGTGTGGGGGTGCGGGCGGTCCCGCTGCCGGCCGGGTTTACCGAGCCGCTGCGGCTGTGGATCGAGCGGGCATCGGGGCGCACGGAGCTGGCGTTTCTGGAGGCCGGTCTGATCGGTGTCTCGTCGGTGCGGGGCGAGCCCCGGACGTGGACAGTCAACGGGGCGACCCTCGGCTTTGAGCGGCCCTGCGACCAGACCTATGGGATGACGCTGCGGATGCTGCAGACGTTCGCGCTGTCGGATGCGGCACCGACCAATGCGCTGCTGAGCGATTTTCCGGACCTCTATCTGTTTGCCACGCTGAGCGAGGCGGCACCTTTCCTGCGCGATGCGGAACTGGCGGCGGCCTATGAGACCAAGCTGGGTCGGGCCATCGTCGAGGCCAATTCGAAAGAGGCCCGCAGCCGCGCCGCGCGCATCCTGACCACCGAGCTGCCTGGCCTGGTCCTGGACGGGCGCGCGTGATGCTGGGCCCCATCGGACCGGGGATACCCGAGGCCCTGCGCACCACCCTGATGTCGTTTCATGACGCGCTCAGCGGATTGATCGTGCCGGGCGCACCAACCGCCCTGTTCGCCGTGGTTCAGGCGGGACTGCCCCCGGCGTCCAGCTATCCGCAGACCCTGGTGCTGGTCAGCGACCTCAACATTCTCGCCCACTCCAACGGGATCAACTGGATCCGCCAAGATACGGGAGCCGTGATCGTCTGATGCCATCATCCTGGTCGTCTTCACTCCGGTTTGAACTGCAGTTCACCGGCGAAAACATCAATCTGTGGGGCGAGAAGCTGAACGCCGTCCTGCAACATGTAGACTATGCGGTGGCAGGCTGGCTGACCAAGCCCCTGACCGGCAACGTCGCGCTCAGCACCGCCAATGCGCCCGACGACGAGGCCCGCGCGGCGATGATCAAATTTACCGGCGGGGCGGGACCGTTCGCCGTGACCCTGCCGGCGGTCAGCAAGAGCTATCTGGTGTGGAACGCCTGCGCCGGCCCGGTGACGCTGACCACCGGGGCAGGAGCCACCGTGACGGTGGACGCCGGCGACATCGTCTGGGCTGTGACCGACGGCGGGGCGGTGAAAACGCCCGGCTATGGCGGGGCCTCGATCAAGGACTGGGTGTCGTCGGTGGCCTGGTCCTACAACGCCGGGGCCTTGCCCGCGCAGAGCGGAAACGCCGGCAAGTTTGTCACCACGAACGGGACCACCGCCAGCTGGCAGGGCCTGTCGAGCGCCAGTCTCAGTGACTATGCGAGCGCCGTGAAGGGCCTCGCACTCGCCTTTGCTGTAGCCCTTTAGGAGACATTCAACATGCCTGTGACCGCCAATTCCATCATCACGCCCCAGACCCCGCAGACCAGTAACGCGGCCTGCACCACGGCGAACACCACCTATACCACCAGCCCGGCCAACACGGTCCTGCTGGTGACCGCAGGCGCCAACGGCGCACGGCTGACGCGGATCGGGGCGATCCCGTTGGAGACCCTGGCGACGGCGGTGCAGCTGCAGTTGTTCCGGTCACGCGACGGGGGCACCACGAAGCTGTTTTTCGAGAGCGCGCTGGCGGCCGCCTACACCATGGCCGACACCACGGAGGTCCCGACGACTGACTTCGGGTACTCCGACGACAATCCTCTGATCCTGGCGCCCAACGAGCGGATCTATGCCGCTGTGCGCGTGACCAAGGCGATCACATTCAACGCTGAATGGGCGGATTACTGATGGCTGGTCAACAGCTGCGGGGGTTGTTGGGGCAGGGGATGGATGGGCGGCGGCGGGCTTCAGCCGGCATTCTGCGCGTGGTTCATTTCAACAGCGGCAGCGGGGTGATCACGGCCTCTGTCCCGGCTCGATTTCAGGCGTGGCTGGTGGGTGCCGGCGGGGGCGGTGCGTCCAGCGTCAATGCCTTCGCGGGCGGCGGCGGCGGAGGTGGTGCCGCATACGCCCGCGGCTCCGTTCAGGCGGGCCAGACGCTTGCCTATGCCGTCGGTGCCGGCGGAGCAGGCTCGAACTCCGGTGTCGCTGCCGGCGGGGATGGTGCAGCCACTACTCTTGCGATGCCGCGTGGCATTTTGCTGTCGGCAGGCGGTGGAAAAGGTGGCGCGCTCTCCGGCACAGGTGGTGCGGGCGGATCGGGGACCGGGGGCCTTCGCGGCTATAGCGGCGGCGCGGGCGGTGTGGCATCGGCGAGTGGAGGCTTTGCCGGAACAGGTGGTGGAAATGGCGGGGGCGCTGGCGGTGCGGGCTTCACCCTTACCAGCACAGTGGCTTCCGGTGGTGGCGGTGGAGGGGCCGTAGCCTTCGGCGCACCTGAGGATTTTCAGGTGTGGGTCGGCGGCGGCGCAGGCGGTGTCGGTGACTACAACAGTGCGCAACCCGTGGCAGGTGTCAGTTTTGGCGGAGGGGGTGGTGGATCAGCGGGGGGATCAACTTCGGGTGTTGGTGCCAGCGGGGCGCTTCTGGTCGTTTTCTATCGTCAATAGCTGCTTCAAGACTTCAACAATTCTCGCGGAGCCACCAACCCAGACGGAATGACCTACACCGTTCACGCGCTCGGTCTTCACCATGGGAAAGCGACCAAGTTCTTCAAGTGTGCGATTGCTGAGGACCGACGGAATGGGCCCAATTTGGTCGCCAGCGAGCACAACGGTGGGGCACACAATGCGAGACATCGGCAGCATATATTCCTTGCCCGATAGGAATACGCCTTCAAGGAACTGCCGGTCAAAGCGGTCTTCGCTCTTTTTGAATGCGGCTCGCATCACCTTTTGCAGGACAGTGGATTCGGCCGGTCGAAGGGGAGGATCAATAGCGAGGATCGCAGTGCTTCGACAGGTGAGCCCAAGAGCGATGACGCCCCCGAGGGACAGGCCGCAAACAATGATTGGAGTGTCGAAGGTCGCAAGCGCTTCGGAGTATGCGGCACGATAGGCCTCGACCGTTTGTTCCGAGAGCAATGGGCACCGATTGCCGGGTATTTCGCCGAAAAGAACACGCGCTTCAGGTAGTACGGTTGCTAGTGGCGCAAACATTTCTGCATCGGCATACGCTCCCCTGATCACCACTACGATTGGTCGATCACCGTCGAACTCCCCGCTCAGAACGATCGTGCCGAGTGCGGTCTGAAATTCACGTGGCTCCACAGGCGGGCTCAACCTGGCCCCAACCGCACCATGCCCATCTTCGCCAGCAGGCCGAGTGTTCGACCTATTGCGGTGACGGGGACGCCCAGGCGGGCGGAGACGGGGGCGGGGGTGCGGTCGCCGGCCGCCAGGGCGTCGAAGACCTTGAGGACGAGGTCGCGGGGGCTGGGGGCACCGCCGAAGAGGGGGTGGTCCAGGCAGGCGATCAGTTGCGCGCGAGTTGCACCGCGCGCGAGGGCGACCGGTATTGCGGCGGTGATCTGATGGGTGGGGTAGTGGCCAAAGACCTGGAACGGGTCGAGATTGGTGGACTGGGATTTCGGCGCGGCTGACACAAGATTTTTCCAGACGGCGTCTGTGCTGGCAGCGAGCCTGCGGGCGTTCAGGTCGCGCCAGAGGTCCTGATACTGGCGGTAGATAATCGACCAGTCGTAAAGTTCGCGGGCGCGTTTGCGGCCTGCGTCGCCCATGGTGCGTCGGATGGCAGGATTGTCGATCAGGACGGCCAGGGCGTCGACAAGTTGCCCCATGTCGATGGCGGTGGTGTTGGAGGCGAAGCTGCAGTAGCGGTCATAGGACAGGGACCGGTTCTCGTGGCCGGCGGCCAGGGGAGTGCCCATGCCGGGTTCCGGTGCCCAGGTCTGGATCCGGAAGCCGTCGATGCCGTCACGGACTGTGTCGCGGTAGCCGTTCCAGTCGGTGACCACCAGGGGCAGGCCGGCGGCCATGGCCTCGATGGGGGTCAGGCCGAACGTTTCCTGGATGTTGTCGGCCAGGGTTACAAAGATGTCTGCGGCAGCCCAGGCGTTGTTGCGTTGAGGCGGGTCGCGGCCCTCCACGAAAATCAACCGGACGTCGGGGGCGAACTGCGCCGCGCCCGAGCGGAAGATCTGTTCGATCTGGTTGTTGGGTGTCCAGCCGCAGAGGATCAGGGCGACGCGCTTGCCGGTGCGTTCGGCGGCCAGCTGGAGACCCCTGTACATGGCGTGGGGATGGGCCTTGGCATGATAGACAAGCCGCCCGACGAACAGGGCGACCACCTCGTCAGGGGCGAGGTCCAGGGCTTTGCGGCCGTCGGCGCGCTGGGCGTCCGAGAATTCAAAGTCGGCGCAATGGACACCGAGCGGGATGACCGGCAGCTGTGGGCCTTCGATGCGGGCGGCGTCGCCGTGCCGCCAGCGCAGGTAATCGGCTTCGGCCTCGTGCACACGCCGGATGGTTTCGACAACTGCTGTGGACGTGCAGATCAGGGCATCCCACGGCATCACCGGCTCACGTAGCAGGCCAGCGATCTCGTCCATTGCGATCTGGCTGGCGGTGGTGTGCGTCACCCCACAGAGGGACCAGGCGCTGACGCCGGCGCGCAGGCGCGCCCGGGCGTGGGACGCGACCGAGATGTCAGCCAGATAGAGCACCCCGGTCTTGCCGATGCGTTCGGGTTCGGCCGTCTTGATCCATTCGAATGGTGCCAGCGGATCGATCGCCTTGATGATGGCGTCGAAACCCGCAGCTATTTCGGGGTTGGGCGACAGGCCGCGAATGGGCTGGTCGCCACGCGCTTGCACAGCGGCGCGCAGGAAGCCATGCCCCGCCGCCTGGCGGCCCATCAAGGCCGGTTTCGCCATGTCGTAACCGTCAGCGTGAGCGCGAATGACGGCGGTGGAGGTCTCGGTCACGGGGCCCCGGTGCGGCGACTGGAAGTGAGCGCCGATCAATGGAGCCGGACGCCCCGGGACACAAGCGCCTGCTGGTCGGGATGGCGGGCTTCAAACGCAGTTTCCGAGAGGACATGGATGAAAATACCCTTTGAACTTCCGCCGGGGCTGAACGGCGACGACACGACGTTTGCGGCGTCGGGCCGGTGGGCAGACGGGTCCAATGTGCGGTTCCGGCTGGGCCAACCCGAGGTCGTCGGCGGATGGGAACTGCTGCTCACCGATCCTGTGACGGGTGTTTGCCGGAGCGTTTTTCCATGGACAGACAACGCGGGCGTGCTGGATATCGGCTTTGGTACCCATTCAAAGCTGCAGGTGTGGCGGGGTGGGGCGCTGTTTGATGTGACGCCCACCACGGGCTTTGCGGTGGGGGCAATCGACGGTGCCGGATCGGCAGGGTTTGGCACGGGCGGCTACGGGGTCGGCGGCTTTGGCCTGCCGTCGGTGTCGGACTATTTTCCGCTGACCTGGTCATTCGGGGCCTGGGGTCAGCAGCTGTTGGCGAGCCCGCGCAACCAGACGATCTTTGCCTGGACCAATGACACGGGGCAGGCGGCCCAGCCGCTGGCCAACGCGCCCGCCAACGTGACCCATATGCTGGTTGCGCCGCTGAACGGCGGCTACCAGGTGTTTGCACTGGGGTGCAACGAGGAGGTCTCCGGCACCTTCAACCCGCTGTGTGTGAGGCATTCCTCGGTCCGCAACAACGCGCAGTGGAGCACGAGCGCGAGCGGGTCGACGGCGCGGGAGTACATCCTGACAGGCGGCGGCCGGATTGTTGCCGGTCGGATGTGCGGGCCAGGTTTGCTGGTCTGGACCGGTGATGCGCTGTTCCTCGGGACTTTCGTGGGCGCGTTGAACCAGCCGTGGCGGTTTGACCGGGTGGGACGCAATTGCGGTCTGATGGGCCCCAATGCTGTGGTTGTCGTCGGACAGGCAGCGTTCTGGGTCAGCCCGGATCGACA